GTTTTATAATTAAAATAAAGGAGCGTAACAAGCTCATTAGAAAATAAGTCATCTTGATATTTATATATTACAGGAAAAGCACTATACCATGCAGAACCTTGATCTTTTATTTCTTGAAGTTCTTCGTCAGTAATATCTGGCTTTATTTTTCTAAGCTCAGTATAATGAACTTGCTTAATCTCAGCAAAATAATAACAATCAGAAAAGTCAGGTTTTTCAGTATAAGACCATATCATGTTAGCAGGATCAACATACTCAATAGATACACCTTTACCTTTTACGAATTCATGCTTAACAGCACCCATACCTATTTCTGTCTGATCCTTATCTACCATCTTTTTAACAGTAGGGAAATCATTCATATTTAATATGGTGTCAATAGCTATTTCTTCTGCTATTTCTATAGATGGCTTATACTTTAAATTCATGTACAAAGCCAATTCCTCATCATCTTCAGGTAGCTCACTAGGATTTACATTAAATGCATCAACTCCTAATTGCTGTTTTGCCTTAAGTAACAAGTCCTTAGATATCATATCTGACTGAACCATATCCTGGAAAGCATTCTTCTTTTCAGCAGAAATAACGTCCTGTGCTTCAGCTTTGATTTTATATAACCTATCAGACATACCATTAACTACTATGTCTACAAATTTTGGAATGATAGGAACAATCTCCCAGTTGAGATTTAAGTAAGATAGATCTCCATCTACAGATAATTCGTTCTTGTATTTAGCAATTGGCTGCTCTCCCCTAGCGTATAGTCTAAGCCTATGAAAGTGTCCATATTGGTCGTAGTATCTACAACTTCCTCCTTTTCTCTTGAACCACTCAGATTCCACAGCTTTCCCCACTCTCAAGCCATACTCTTGTGTCTGCTTTTGTTCATCAGTTGCTAACTGATCAGGGAATGCATTATTTCCAATTATAACGTTCGGTTTATCCATTTATCGAATTATCTGACTACTAGAACCTCTATTGTCATATCTCGCAAAGTTAAGAATTATTTTGGATTTTTTAGGCTCAGTCTTAAACATATGCCTTCTTGTAGCCATTATAGCTAGACCTGAGCTAATAGATGCATCATATTTAGTCCTGTTACTTATGTCATATTTGGCCCAATCCTCTAATGTTCTTATAAAATACATATTGCCTATTTCTTCAGGATCTCTATATGTACCCTCTGTATCAAACCCTACATATTGCTCTACATATGACTCTATACAAGCAGCATGAGCTTGCTTAATATCTTCTGATGTATTTGGTATCCCACCTATCTCTATCTCAGTCTTACTCAATTGTGCCGTATTTTTGTCAGGCCTATTCATAGAATATCCTCTATATCCTCTGTTCTTGAAATGATACAACATCCTAGCTTTGTTGTTCTCTGCAAGTATTGGCATACCATAATATACACAAGCCATTAATACCTCTTCAAAGAAGATATCAGCTGTCTGAGGTCTAGCAACATACTCTAAGAAAAATGTATTAGAAGGAACATCTGGATCGAGATTAGTGGTAGTTAGCCCATGTAATGCTCCATTAGATCCTCCACCTCCAACTACTCCAGATATGTCATATGGGTCACATCCGAATGCTCCTAGATCTTCATTTGCCGGATACTTCTTACCATTTTTTATGATAAACTTATTTTGTAATCTTTCAGGTGGCAACCATGATACTAAGAATCTTCCCCTAGGATCTGGTGTCCAAACAACTTGAGAATCTTTTATCCCATCCTTCCAATGAAAAGAACCTCTAGTAAGAACTCTGTTCTTTATTAAAGAATCATTATAATCTATCTGTTGGTATATCTTTGTTAGATTAAATAATGACTGCCTTGATTCGTCTCTAAATGCATGAGATTCAGTCCTTGGATATTGTCTGTAAAATTCATTTAATGCATCTGCATCACTTTTCAATGCATCTACTTCATTCTCCCAATATTCAACTGCACCTACTTTTATATATCTTCCATCTATCCCCATAATAGGAGACTTAGGTGTGTCTATTACAGCGTGCCCATATTCGTCAATAAAACCCTCCATATTATATTCCATCGGGATGAATAAAGAATACAATCCACTTTTTGTTTGACCATTCGCATTTCTCTTATTTGGATCTGAATCATAATATAAATCTTTAAAGTTTTGACCTCCCTTTGCCAATGCATTTACAGTCGACCCCATCATACATTTACCTACAATACGGCTACCTAGACGAAGACAAGTTTTAGTTACACGCCAGTTGTTTAATATATTGTTTGGAGCAAGCCATTTTCCGCTCTCATCGTGAATTAAATTTAATAACTTTTGTCCATCATAAGAGTTGTCTGCTGTATTCAGCCAATCAATTGTAGTATCAAGACCTATTATGTCATCATCGTCAACCTCAGACATATTCTTTTTAGTTATCTTCTTTGCAGGAACTCTAAATGATAACTCTGTCTTTGGATTATCCATACCATCTTGAACAGGCTTAAAAAAGAATGGGTAATTCCTTACGATAGGAACAACTTTATTAATAAACATCTCCTTAGCATCAGCCCCTGTCTTTGACAGTATTCCTAACTTAGCATCCCTAGATATTGTTCCAATATTTGCTGTCTCAGATGAAGACATAAACGAAAAACCAGAACGTCTATTCTTTAAGTAGCACATACCAAAAGATCTATCATCCGCCTTACAAGCCTCCCAAAATATATGGAATATCCTGTTTGACTCACGAAAGTCAGGTAAACCAACATCTATTTTAGACCACTGTAGATACATATAATGCGTACCTGTAATATAAGTTGGTACGCCTTTATTTATAAACCAATGTCCATTCTCTCTATTCTCAAACTCTTCTTGGATATAATCAACCCATTTTACTTTGAATTCATTTGATTTAGAATTCCATTCAAATATGCTTTTTATTTTAGCCAGCTCTTGAGGATATTCTTTTGGCTGCCATTTATTGTTACCTTTTGGTAAGTTACCTTTTGGTAACCTAGGAAGACCAACCTTAAGGCCATTTATCTCATAGACATCCCCTAACGTTCCATCTTTAGATATAACAACAATGTCATACTTATCATTATAGCCATACTCCCACTTCTTGCTTGATTTAGTAGAAGCAGATATAAAATTAGGAAGTATGCTATATAAACTCATTTCTTTTTATCTTTCGCTTTAGCTTCCACAAAACTTACTGGAATCTCTGCTGCTTTGGCCTGTATAATAGATTTATCTTCTTGATTATTAAGTTCCTCTATCCTACCAAGCATATACAATGCATCATCGAAAGCAAGTCTTTTTGCTGCTGCCGCATTCTTCATTTTATCAGCAGATAAAGAATCTTCCGGATTAGAGATAATAGGATCCTTAAGTACACCTATCAGCTCATCAATAGCCTTCATCGCTGCGCCTAATATTTCTTGTTGCTTATCAGACATATATCATTAGTTCTCATTCTATACAACAATCTTCCGTCTATTCTAAACTCATATTCAGTTTCAGGTTTAAATACAACCGTATCATTAACCTGCACATTATCTTGGTCGTTGTTTTTATATATCATTGTTCCAAACAATGGCTCATACACTTCTGTTGACAATATATCTTTATCCAATGCCTTTATAGGTTCTACAAAACAATATGGTGCAGGAGCGCACCAGTCTAAATTAGGCTTCTTATATAAAAATAATTCATCAGATGTAACCAAAAAAGTATTATCGCGTAGAAATGACCAAGAGCTCTTCTCTACACCTTTCATGTCATAATAAAGCCTAAAGACATTATGATGAACTATCACAACATCTCCAGGCTCTATTGGTCCGTTATAGTATATAGGTGTAGAAAGAACTACAGCTTGTCTGTTGGTAGTTGTGTGATCTTCTTTTGATGCTGACAATATAAGTTCACAGTCATCAAATTCTTTTGAATTAGAATATCTCCTGTCACCAACAGGCTGAATTATAAAACAATAAGGAGATCTCATTAGAAATCTATTTTATATTCTATAGTTATAGGAACATTGTTATTTAATGCTTTCCATTTAACTATCTCGTCATTCTTCTTTATGTATATAACTACACTTAAATCTTCATAACGAATAGTGTCGATAGTATATGTTTTGTCTAAAACATACTGACCGACTACATAATGCATTGCATTTAATAAGTCATTTCCTATAGAAATCTTTCTTATCATCTAAATTCACCAGTACTTGCATCAATGGTGATTTCACCATATTTTGCTACAAGCTCATCTTGAAATTGTCTCAGATTGTTTTCTGTTGCGTCAAGAACATCTACACTTCTTTTGTAGAATAACGCTGCATCTCCAATTCTTCCTTTAGCCGTTAGAAATGCTTCATTTAAGTTCTTTAATGTATCGAACTCTTTCTCTGTTAATCCTTTATTTTCCATTTGATTTGATTTGATTGTCACAAATTTAATAATATTCTGTGACAGAATTATATTTGATATGTTCTTATTTCTAGATAAGTATTATTTAAAATGCTATCAGCAGCAACACCACTTGCTGTAGTGTTTATAGATACATAGCTAGATGTATAAGAAAATCCAATATCATTTATTGCTCCCAAGGCAGGAACAATAACAGTTGTATATCCAACAAATGCCCCTGAAAGAGTAGCCCTATAAGATCCAACACCTACTCTCGTCCAAACTAAAGATCCGACAGTATTATCTCCAAGCACAACTGCTACAGGGTTCCCTGTTCCTGACTGAGTTAAAGAAGCTCTATAGATAGATAGACCTGCGTTATTTTCAAATACATCAATAGGTGATACGTTCTTTGTATTTCCTGTTATTCCATCTGACGCTAACAATTTATCAGTAGAATTTAAAGATTGCGTAGCGTAATTATTAATCTGTGCCATATTGCAAATATAGTTATTTTCCTTGACCTCTATACTTCTTAGTATAGTTTTTGCTCGATTTAAGCTTGCTAGTTTTAGTTTTAGAATGGACTCCTGGTCTTGATACCTTTTTACTTCTAATAGTTTTTAATATAGCCTCTTTTGCCATTATGCTTCATTTTTAGATATATCACCTTTAGCACTTAACATTACTTTCCTAACACTAGAAGGCTGTGCTACCTTCCAAGCGGTTCTTCTAGCTTGAAATAATCTAGACTTAAGTATTCTAGTCACACTAACAGAATTCCCTTGATTACCTCCTAAAACATGATAGCACTTGTCATCTTCACCAACGTAAATTCCAACATGACCACCACCATCTCTTTTAAATGTAAGTATGTCTCCAAGCATTGGCTCATCTGCTTTATTCCCATACTGAGCCCAACTTAATGCCCATAAAGGCTTATCTACAACTTGTAACCCTTGTGCATGAGCACAATACGCTACGAATAGCCCACACCAAGGTATCTCATCTGAATTATACACTTTTGATAAGCCTAGGTCTTTAGCCCAATTTAATATAACCTGGTTGTGCTTAGAACCTACTATCTCCTTTATACCAATATGCTTTACAGCTTCTACCAATATTTTTGGAGACTTTTCCTCTTTTAAGAAATCGTAACTCATTTTCCAGCTTTTACATATGTAACAACCTCGAAATTATTAGACTGACACCATTCATATAAATCTTGTGGACTCATACGATACGATCTGCTTATAGCATATACCCATGCAACAAACTCAGAACAATACATACGTTGAGTTTCATCATTCTTCTTTCTCCACTTATTTGTTATAAGTTCTATAGGTTGCTTTATTATTAATCCCTCAAAATCATATCCGGTATGACCTACTTTAGTCAAAGCTCTTTTAGCTAATTCTTTCCCATCAATTTCAATAGGAGATCTGTGAACCTCAACATCATATCCATACTTAAATTCCCACTCATCCCAAGGTCTTAAATTAACTCCGTCTGCTTGAGCGTCTATTACATATGGTTGCCCCCATATCTCTATAAATAAAGCTGAATGGTTATATTTAGACTTTGTGAACTTCTTAATTAACGTAGGTATAATTCTATCTGAAGAACAATGCAGGATATCTCCTGTCTTTAAAAAATTTGGAATTGACATTTTATATATATTTAATTTTAGCGAATCTACCGTTTAATGCTTCAAATGTAGTCTGTAAATCTTTAGGTAACAAATCAATACCCATCGCAAACATATCATAACAAGCTAAAACCTTATCAAATTTTGATTCGTGATATGTACTTGCAAATATAGATTCTATTCTATGTTGGAAACTAACTACTACATCATACCTGAATTTCTCAAATAAATTTATTACATAATCAGCATCTTCTTTTGAAATTCCTTTATTTAACCAGTGATTCTTTGTAGCTTTAATATAATCATCATGCATTGAATTCATAGTGTTAAGAACCATTCTCTTTAACTCATCCATAGATATCTTTGAGAAATCATTAAGTAAAAACTTCTCAAAATGCTTATTACATAGTTCACACTTAAATTTAGTAAAGTCTTGGCACATAGCTGTCTTTACAGCATCATAACTTCCATGAGTAAAGAACTTCATAAAATATACTTCTTTCTCTACTCGCTGAAGAGTATTGAATATATCGTGATTTTCTAATTCAGATATGTCGTGATTTTGTTCTTTTTTTATAAAAGATTTTATCCATAAATTTATATTC